TGGTACAGGTTGGTATCACAAAATGTATCAGATCATGGTCGCTGTTGCGGGCCGCGCAACAGAAAGTAACTATCCCATAACTGCACAACAGATTGCGGATATGTGTAAACAGTTCGACGCTGAAACTGGTAACTGGTACGAGAACAGACCTCTCATTGTAGAGGCCGACAGAGCATTGGAGTACATTTACCGAAATGGATAATAAAAGAATATTAGTCACCGGAGCTGCAGGGTTCATAGGATCTCAGTTGTGTCTAAGACTCACAGGAATGGGTCATGATGTTATTGGATGCGATAACTGGAACAGTCATCTCTATGATCCTTGGTTGAAAGTTAAAAGACATACTAACTTTGGTATGCAGATCATGGACATGGACATACGTGATGAACTGATGCTGGGTAACCTTTTAAACGATCAACGTTTGATACCGGATGTTGTGGGCGAACCCTTTGACTATGTTATACATCTCGCCGCACACGCAGGGGTGCGTGACTCGTTTGGGAAAGAATCAGAGTATCACTCAAACAACATTGATGGTACACAGAACCTAATTAATCTGTTCGAAAACTACAGTCCCCAAACAAAATTCATCTATGCATCTACCAGTTCTGTATATGGAGGAACTCCTATTTCAGAGAATGGGTGGAAGGAAGACTTTGTTCAGGCGCACCAACTTAACGCCTATGCATATACCAAATACATCAACGAGTGTCAGTTCGGAATTTCCAAGTTGTTTAGTACAGGACTACGTTTCTTTACCGTGTACGGACCTTGGGGTAGACCAGACATGGCACTCTTCCAATTTACGAAATCAACCCTTGACGGAACGCCAATAAAGGTGTATAATTATGGGGATATGAAGCGGGACTTCACCTACATCGATGATATCCTTGACGGGATCTGCATCGTTTTGGCGAACGTGGAATCTGGAGTCATTCCCAATAATGAGATATTTAATATTGGTAGAGGCGAACAGGTTCAACTGATGGACTTCATCTCAGAGATTGAGAAGAACGTTGGTAAGGAAGTTACGAAGGAGATGGTTGCGAAACATCCCGCCGATACAAAAGAGACGTGGAGTAACACAGACAAACTTCAAAAACTAGGATATACACCGAAGGTCAGTATTGCAGAAGGTGTTGCAAAATTCTATGAGTGGTACAAAAATTTTTATGACGTAGAGGAGACATAATAATGGCAGATAATTTTGATGACTTTGTTCCGAAGACTTCGGACGGTCCATCTCAGGCAGACAAACAGAAACCTATTAGTCCGGATAACCCTTTCAAGTTGGGTATTGTCGGTCATGGGTTTGTAGGTAAGGCAGTAGAGTATGCATTCCTACATCCACTAGTGGACTTGCAGATTGCAGATCCAAAGTATGGTCCAGAGGCATCCATCGATGCGATGGTTGAGTTCGAACCACACTGTGTGTTTGTGTGTGCACCCACACCCATGAACCCCGACAGTGGATTTGTTGATGCATCTATCGTAGAGGATGCGGTACTCAAACTGATCGAACACACCGAGTCTCTTGTTGTTGTCAAATCAACAATCACTCCGGACGTTATTGATCGACTCTACAACTCTATGTTTGAGGACGGTATTGATCGTTTCGTGTACAACCCTGAGTTCCTTACGGAGAAGTCGGCAGAGGAACAGTTTGTAAATGCAGAGTTCCACGTACTTGGTGGTAGTGAACGTGCAACTGCCGAACTGGTAGAAATCTATGACGTGTTCAGTCTGTGTAAGTCTAACGAGTACTTCCGCATGGCGGCCGCAGAGGCATCGTTCGTGAAGTATGCAATCAACACTTACCTTGCAACTAAGGTTACCTTCTTTAACCAACTGTATGACCTGATCAATGCGTGGGGTTGTTCTTACAACATCGTTACACGTGCGGTTGGCCGAGATCCTCGTGTTGGTGTTGGACACACCCGTGTGCCGGGTTATGACCGCAAACGTGGGTTTGGTGGTGCATGTTTACCCAAGGATGCAACCGCATTCTTAAAGTTCTCTGAGGCAGAGGACCAAGGGTAACAAGATTAGTTTCGATTTAATCGAAAAAGTCCTTGACATAAACAGCCGATATCGTGCATACTATGAGCTAGATGAACGAGAGAAAGCGAACAATATTACTTTTGGAGATGTGAATAATGAGCGTGATGGACAAACTGAAGAAGAACTCGAAGATCAAGACAACGGAGGTACTGTCGGAGAGTAAGTTCTTCACTGAGAAAGATATGGTCCCAACCAACGTTCCTATGGTGAACGTTGCACTATCCGGATCTGTCAACGGTGGAGTTACGCCAGGCCTTACGGTACTTGCGGGTCCATCCAAACACTTCAAGACCTCATTCGCCTTGTTGATGGCGGGTGCATATCTGGAGGCAAAGAAAGATGCGGTATTACTATTCTATGATAGTGAGTTCGGTTCCCCCCAATCTTATTTCCAACAGTTTGGAATTGACACTGATCGGGTGCTTCACACTCCTATCACGAATGTAGAAGAACTCAAGTTTGACTTGATCAGTCAACTCGAAGAGTTGGATCGCAACGATGATGTAATCGTAGTGATCGACTCAATCGGTAACCTTGCATCCAAGAAAGAACTTGAGGATGCAATCAACGAGAAGTCTGTTGCAGACATGTCACGTGCGAAGGCACTGAAGGGTCTGTTCCGTATGTGTACACCATACCTCGCAATGAAGAACATTCCTATGTTGGCGGTGAACCATACGTACAAAGAGATCGGTCTCTTCCCCAAAGATATTGTGGGTGGTGGTACTGGTATCTATTACAGTGCAGACAACATCTGGATCCTTGGACGCCAACAGGATAAAGTTGGTACAGAGATCAAGGGTTACCACTTTGTGATCAATGTGGAGAAGAGTCGATATGTTAAAGAAAAGTCTAAGATTCCTATTTCTGTGTCTTGGGAAGGTGGTGTACAGCGTTATAGCGGTCTTCTGGATGCTGCTCTTGTTGGTGGTTATGTCACTAAGCCTAGTAATGGTTGGTATTGTCGCGTTGATAGAGAAACTGGAGAGTTACTTGACCCGAAGGTTCGTCTGACTCAAACTCTGGAAGAAGAGTTCTGGACTCCGATCTTTGAGTTCACAGACTTCGCAGACTTCCTAGAGAAACAGTACAAGATTGGACTACCTCAACAGGTTGATATGGATGCGATAGTCGATGCCGAAGAAACTTAATGTAGATAAGGTCTCTGAGGGGATTGATTATAAGTTGATCCCCGTCGAAGACTCTCCTAATGATCAGGCGTGGGACATACGTATTCTACGTGGTGATTTCACTGAAACCGTTATTCGTTATGGAAATGTTGCATTCAATGAAATTCAGGATTGCCTTACATTCAATTATAAGGTGGTATTCTCACCTGATCCTTTATTGACATCTGATGACATTCAACTTCAGGAATATGCAGCAGACATTCTGGAGGACATTCTAGAAACCGCCTTCAATGAAGGGTGGGCAATCGCACAGCCGAGGACTTGATGGATATAAACCTAGAACAAACTATACTTCGCAACTTAGTAACGAATGATGAGTATGCGAGGAAGGTTGCAGCATTCGTATCACCGGACTATTTCGAAGGGGTCTATCGTAATCTCTTCAAAGAGTTCACCAAGTTCATTGCCAAGTACAACAAACTTCCGACTATGGAATCCTTCAAGATTGAGATCGATGAGGGTGACCGACTGTCGGATGAACAGTACCGACATGCAATGGAGATTTTGCCCAACATCTTTTCTTTTGAAGAGGTAGACGTAAATTGGTTGGTTGACCGTACAGAGAAGTGGTGTCAAGACCGTGCGGTATTCAATGCAGTCATGGAGTCTATATCCGTAATTGATGGTAAACACAAAACACTAAGTAAGAATGCGATACCGGAGATCCTGAGTAAGGCGCTCGCAGTTAGTTTCGATACCAATATTGGACACGACTATATTGAAAACGTAGACCAACGATATGAGTTCTACCACCAGAAAGAAGAAAGACTTCCGTTCGATCTGGAATACTTTAATTCCATCACTAAGGGTGGTCTACCTAATAAGACCCTCAACATTGCACTTGCAGGTACGGGTGTCGGTAAAAGTCTTTTCATGTGTCATTGTGCTGGAGCTTCCTTGTCTCAGGGAAAAAATGTCCTTTACATCACTATGGAGATGGCTGAAGAACGAATCGCGGAACGTATCGATGCGAATCTACTCAACGTAGCGATTGACCAGTTAGAGAACATGTCGAAGGATATGTTCCGTGATCGGGTTGGAGAACTCGCACGTAAGACTCAGGGTAAGTTGATAATCAAGGAGTACCCTACCGGACAGGCGAACACTTCACACTTCCGTGCTTTGTTGAACGAACTGAAACTGAAGAAGAAGTTTACTCCGGATATTGTCTTCATCGATTACTTGAACATCTGCGCCTCTTCTCGTATGAAGGGTATGGGTGGTGCAATTAACTCTTACTCTTATATCAAGAGTATTGCAGAAGAGATCCGTGGACTGGCAGTGGAGTTCAATGTTCCTATCGTCTCTGCAACTCAGACTACACGATCTGGTTACTCAAACGATGATGTGGGTCTCGAAGATACCTCTGAGTCTTTTGGTCTACCCGCAACCGCAGACTTCATGTTCGCTCTGATCTCTAACACTGAACTAAACTCTCAGGGTAAGATCCTCGTAAAACAGTTGAAGAACCGTTACAACGATCCCACAGTGAATCAGAAATTTGTTGTAGGGGTTGACAGATCGAAAATGAGACTGTATGATTGTGAACAGTCTTCGGAAGAAGAAGGTGAAGTAGTAGATGACCGTCCAGCGTTTGACAAGTCATCTGCGGGAGAACGTCTCAGTGCCGAGAGGTTCAATTTATTTAAGGTATAAATCATGTTTGACAATTGGGAAATTGCAGTGGTCGCCACATTCTTGTTGTGGGCGAGTCACACTATAGGTTACCGATCCGGAATCAAAGCCGGCACTCTCATTGGAATTGAGAACGCACTACAATGGTTGCACGATAATGACTGTCTCGACAAAGACAAGGTTGACTGGGATGACCTCACTTAGAGAACTTATCAAGGTATACGATAATGTTCTCAATGAAGATGTATGTGCACGTTACGTAAGAATTTTCAAGAACAATAAGAAATCGGTCACGTCTTACAAGACTGGTGGTTACCACTTTGACCAATTGGACCTGAACGAGAGCGTTCCTTCTGAGTGCCA